TGGTACGCGGCCTGGCCAGGGGAAGGCCCTCCAGCGCCAGCGTCATCGCGGAGCTCCAGGTGCTGCTTTGCTCGATCTGTTCGTAGTCCAGTTCGAAGCGCCAGCCCTTCGCACGGGTGTCGGCCTGGTATGGTGCCGGCCTCGGATCGGTCATGCCGCCGCCGAATCTTCTAGCAGGTCTTCAGTCTGAACATCAAACGCGCGACCTTGGGCGGCGTGCTGCACGTTTTTCACAGCTTGGCGGTAGTAGCTCGGTTTCAACTCTGCGCCAATGCCACGGCGGCCCAACATCACCGGGATGTAGACCTCGGAGCCGACGCCCATGAACGGCGTAAACACCACTTCTCCAGGGTTAGAGCGAAGCACGACGCACCGCTCGATCACGTCAAGCTGCAGCGGGTGAACGTGCTTCTCGTCCTCGCTGTCGCGCGCCTCGCGGTAGGGCAGCACGCGGTTCATGCGGATGTCGTCCCACATGCAGTCGGCGTACTGGCGCCAGATCCAGTGCGAGAAGCGGTTTTCGGTCTGCTTGCCGGTCCACCCGCGATAGCTCAGGATGTCGTTCGGCGGCCGGCGCTCACCAGCATAGTCCAGCATACCGATGGGGTGCTGCACCGGCACCGGGTTCTGACCAGCGCGGCGAAACAGCAGCAGGTAGTCACCAGATGCAATGCCGCAGTCGATGGAGTCGGCAACCAGTGACGCATGCGCCAGGTTCTTCTGCATAGTGCGCAGGCGAACCTCGAGCGGTTCTTTCCAGATCATGTGTCGGCCGGCGTACCTCCAGCCCTCGCGCTCGTGAAGCTTGATGATGTCGCCTGGGAAGTCGATGTAGCTGTCGGTGCCGCTGTTGCTGCGCGGCACGTCCATGCAGTGCACGGCGGTCATGCGGCCTGGCATGGTGATGCGGGCCAGCTCTCGGACGATGAACGTGTACTGTTCAAAGAAGCCTTCGTAACTGTCGCAGTTGCTCAGGTCGCGCGGGTCGCTGCTGTAGACGTACAGGCCACCGACGCCACCCGATGCGAACGGCGGCGAGTAGACGGACAGATGCACTGAGGCATCGGGCAGGCCTTGCATCACGCTCATGCAGTCGGCGTTGTAGATGGCGAACTTCTCAGTCACGCATTGATCGGCGACAGCCATTGCGGGGCCTCCATTGGTTGGGTGTGGGTGTTGATGCGAGCGATTCCCTGGGCGTCGTTCATGTGCTGCACGAGGCGGTCGAACATATCGTCGGCTTGCTTGGCCTTGCGCTGCAGGTTCTTCACGATTCCCTGCTGGCCTTCGGTGGTCACGGTGTCCACGCGAACCGGGCGCTTCTGGCCGAAACGCCAGCAGCGGCGGACGCCTTGATAGCGCTGCTCGAACGAGTGCGAAGGGAAGTCCACGATGTGCGCGCAGTGCTGAAAGTTCAGCCCCCATGCTCCGATCTTTTTCTTCGTGATGAGAATGCGGGCTTTGCGGTCCACAAACGCCATCAGCTTCTCTTCTTTTTCTTCGTCGCTGTCGGACCCGCTGACCTGCACAGCGTCGGGGATCAATTTTTCCAGCACGTCGCCCTCGTCGTTGAGGTCGCACCACACGAGCGCGGGCTGACCGGTGGGGTTAACCAGTTGCGCCACGCGCTCGCAACGCTCCTGCACCGTGCGACGGCGTTCCTCGCGTTGTTCCTTCAGGCCAATGGCCGGCATTTCAAACAGGAAACCCTCGGCCAGCGTGTTCGACTTGACCAGGCTCTCGACCTCCTGCAGCGGCGGCAGGATGAATGCGTCGTCGCTGTAGCCCATGTCGCTCGGCTTGCGGATGGCGTGCATCCACGAGCACACCCAGCGCCAGAACGGCGTCTCGGCGTGGCCCTTCAGGCGCCACTTGATGACCTCGCCGCGCATGCGACCCTGAGCGCTGTTGTTCAGGTCGTTCCTGAAGAAGCGATTGAGCATGTCCATGTGCCCCAGGTAGCCCAAGGCTTCGGAGGACGTGCCCAATTCGATGTAGTCGTTGGGTGCGGCTGTGGCCGTCTCCAACAGCCGATATGGAACCTTGCGCATGAACTGCGTGATCTCGCCGCGGCGCGCACCCTCAAACGATTTGAGGATGGAACTCTCGCCGCAGATCACGCCGCCAAAGTCATCCGGGCTGAACAGGTGCAGCTTCTCGTAGTTGGTGACGACGATGTGCCCATCGCTTGAGCCGTCGCGGGACATGCGCGCCTCAACGCCGAACTTCTCGGCCTCGCGCACGATCTGCGGACCGACCGCGCAGGGGTTCAGGTACAGCACGGGCTTCGCAGTCTTGCGCGCCACGTTCGAGCCCCATACCAAAGACATCGGGGTCTTACCGAGGCCGCAGTCGGCGACGTTCGCAGCGCGGCCCTTGCGGATGGCCCACTCTGCTTTCTCGGCTTGGAAGTCAAACAGGAAGTCAGGCATCCACAGGGGCTTGAATCCGCTGTCGGCGCCGGCCTGGCTCTTGTTGGTCAGGAATGCGGTGTAGTCGCTCATGCAGCGGCCCTTTCTCGCTTGGCTGCTTTCGCCTCGCGGAATTCAAATAGGTTGGAATGGGAGGGATTTAGAAGTGCGAACAGGCGTGCCAGGTAGGGCGTATGCCAGTCGTTCAGCTTCCAGGCGCCAGGCCCGGCTTCGGCCAGCAGGGATTCGTGGCGCAGCACTTCGATGATCGTGCGCGCGCTGTAGTGATGCCGGCCGCGGTGCACGACGCGCAAGGCCTCGCGTTCGAAGGCCGCATAGACGTGCAGGTTCTGGGGCAGCGCGGCCAGGAACTCCGGCGTGAAGGTGTCCGCGTGCATGTGGGCCATGAACAACGGGCGGGGCATCTGGGCGCTCATTCCAGGCCGCTCCCGGCTTTGCCGGAGATTCCCAAGCCGCTAACGCGAGAGGCAATCACACTGGCTGCACGGAGTGCCGTGCCCGCGAAATCGCGACGGGGCAAAAGAGACCGGCTCATGAGGTCCACCTAGCGGGTCGCTTCAGCGGATGCGCGCTCGCGGTCGGCATCCAAGTCTTCGAGCTTGATGCCTCGCGGAAGCAGGGGCTTCAGCTTGAAAATGTGCATCGGTGATGCCCAGCCGCGGCGCAACCATCGCGAAATTTCCTGATACACAGGGCGGCCGCCCAGCTTTTCGGAAAGTGCCACGGGGCCGCCGTGGTGCTCGACCAGGCGAACGATTGCTGGGGGGTGATGTTTCGGCATGGCCCGATGATGCCACAACAAAGCCGCGCGCCGCAACAAATTATGTGCACGTGTTTGTTGCGCGCACGCTTTGGTTGTGGGAGAATTTCTCTGTCGCTTGAAGACAGACCGCCGCCGGCGGTCCTTGAGGCGAGGAAAGGCACCAATGAAGGCGACTCCGGTTTCAGCAGAAGTCGTAACCGAATTCAGCGCCATCTGCGCCGACATCGTGGCGAAGTGGGATGCGAGCCGCCGCGGGCCGGCCCCATCTGCCCCCGCGCCGCAGCCCACTCGCGAACAGCTGCAGGCCGAGCTTCGGAAAGCCCGCTGCGGTTTCGATGCTGCTTACCCGTACACCGACGATCACAGTTTCTTCTGCGAGCAGCACGCGAAGCACAAGCGCATCAATGCGCTCGAAGCCCAGTTGGCACGTCTGCAGATGTCAGGCCTTTGCCCGGTGCCGGAGTTCCCCGACGTGCGGAGTGTCCGGTGAGCGCGCCGATCTACTGGCCGCAAGTGCCCGCCTACACCGGCCAGCGCGCTGTCTGGCCCGCAGGCCTCACCCACCCGCCAGGAGCAAAGACATGAACGTCTTTCTGGTGCTTGTGGTCCTGGCCATTCCCGCACGGCCAGGGTTCTCGGACGTGCAGCAAGTGGTGCACCGCGAACTGATCACTTCCAGCGGCCCGGTGGCGTGTCAGCAGCACGCGAACAAGCGAGCAGAGGAACAAAGCGAAAAGCGCGCTGCTGATCTGCAGCGTTTCAAGGCCCGCATCTACGGCATCTGCATTCAGCAAAAGGATCCGGTATGAAAAGAGCTTCTGACTACACTCGCGAACTTGCCGGCGGCATCGCCGACCTGGAAGCCCGGCGCGCTGCGCCTATCGAGTCGGCCGCCAACGTGATGGCCAAGATTTTCGGCCTGGCCGCCACGGTGGGCCTGGGCGTCTGGTGGCTGCTGGCCCTGCTGGCTGACTGTGGGGGGTCGACATGCTGACCGTTCGCCCAACCCAAATTCGCCCGCTGATGCGCCTTCGCATGTTCTTTCGCGCGGCTTACATCCGCCTGCTGATGCGCTCCTGCGAACAGGACATCCAGTGGCACCAGCAGACCGCCGAACTGGCCCCGCAGCTGGAAGCCCTGGCCCGACAGCGCCTGGATGAGCTTCGAGTCGAGTTGATCGACTGCGAGCTCTGCACGCGAAACACCTGACCACGAAAGGAGAACCATGAACGCACCCCAACGGGTTGAACTGATCGAGGCCGCCGAGAACTTGACCGGCGCCCAACTGCCGGACCTCTCTCGCACGCATGCGATGACGACCGCCGCAGTCCAGCCGGCCACACCGACCATGATGCTGGCCATGGCCGTGGAGCGCGGCGCCAGCCTTGAGTACATCGAAAAGCTGATGGCGCTGCAAGAGCGCTGGGAAGCGAACGAGGCTCGCAAGGCCTTCACCGTGGCGATGACGGACTTCAAGGCCGAGCCGCTGGAAATCTTCAAGCGCAAGGCTGTGGGCTACGCGACCAAGGAAGGCGACTTCGTGGGCTACAAGCACGCGGAACTGTCCGACGTGGCCGACGTGGTGGTGCCGGCCATGGCGCGGCATGGCCTGTCGCACCGCTGGGACGTGAAGCAGGAGAGCGCCCGCGTGATCGTGACCTGCACGGTGACGCACCGCATGGGCCATTCCGAGTCGGTGACGATGGACGCGGCGCCCGACGACAGCGGCAAGAAAAACAAGATCCAGCAGATCGCGTCATCGGTGACCTACCTGCAGCGCTACACCTTGCTCGCGATCGTGGGCCTGGCAACGAAGAACGAAGACGACGACGGAGCCGGAGGCGGCGACGTGGACGAAGCGGAACTGCTGCAGGGCTTCCGCGATGCGTCGCTGCTGGGCACTCCGGCCCTGCGTGCGCACTACACCAAGGTCCAGCCCACCGATGAGTGGTGGGCCGCGAACTCGAAGGCACTGAAGGAGGCCGCGAAGAAGGCGGACGAAAAGGGGGCGGCCAAGTGACCATCGTCCTCAATCACCCCCAGGGCTCTGAAGACTGGCTCCGCGCCCGTTTGGGCGTGTGCACGGCCAGCCGCTTCGCCGATGCCCGCGGCAAGCTGACCAAGGCCAGTAAGAACGGAAACGCAGGCGATCCCAACGGCGACGCGATCAAGTATTCGTGGCTGCTGGCCGTGGAAACCGTGGCCCAGGAGCCGCTTGACGAAACCTTTGTGACCTACGCGATGCGACGCGGCCGTGACCTGGAGCCGCAAGCGCGCGCCGTCTACGAAAAGCGCACTGACGCCTGGGTGGAAGAGGTCAGCCTGATCCTGACCGATGACTCGCGTTTTGGCTACAGCGCGGACGGCTTTCGCGACGACGACGGGCTGATCGAAATCAAGGTGCCGCTGGCCTGCGACAAGCTGGGCCAGGTGTGGGCCAGCCCAGAAACCGCGCATCTGGAATACATCGACCAGATCAACGGCGGGCTGTGGATCACCGGCCGCAAGTATTGCGACCTGATCGTCTACTGCCCCTGGCTTGCCCCGGTCGGAAAAGACCTGTTCGTGAAGCGGATCTACCGAGACGAAGCCGCCATTGAAGCGCTGGAGTCCGACCTTGTGGGCTTCATGCGCCTGGTGGACGCGAACCTGGCCGTGCTGCGTGCGCCCGCAAAGATGAGCGGCAACCCGAAGGAAGCCGCACCTGCAGCTGCGCCAGCAGCCGCCGAAACGCCGCCCTGGGCCGAAGCGCCCGCGCCGGCACCCACCGCCAAGGCCGCCGAACTGGCGATGCCGGACTTCTGAGGCGCGCAGTGAACGAAGCCGCCCAACAAACCCCGGAGTTCCGCGTGCAGGAAATCAAACTGCGCCGCGCCGAAATCAAGGTCGACTTGACGGCCATGAAGCACGCCTACGTGTCAGGCGGCACCGAACGCCCGCACGCCGAGCGTACTGGCCTGGAAGCCGAGGACGCCGCGCTTGCGCTGGAACTGCTGCGCATTGGCAGCGATGCCATCAAGGCCAAAGCCCAGCGCCGGCAGACCCTCAATGATGGCCTGTTGGGCCGCCTGTTGCGCCTGCTCCATGCGCGCGGCGATTGGGACATCGCTGTGGAAGCTGCCGGCGCCGACATAGACCTGTCCGAAATCACACCCTGGAGAACAGCCTCCACCAACCTTGAGGAAGAAACCCGTGTCTGACCTTGCATTCCCCGAAATCCTGGCGCTCGCCGACGCCCACCGCTCGGAACTTGCCACGGCCGCCGCTGGCGCGCTGGACCTGGAGAAGATCAACCTGACCGACCTGGCGCTGGCCAAGTTCGGCGACTGGCGCGGCAGCGTCGCGGCCGTCACCGCGAACCTGGGCACACTGGTGCTGGACCTGAGCACGCAGGCCAGGGTGAACGACGCCAAGTCGCTGCGCGAGCGGCTGATCAACGTGCCGCGCGCCGATGCCCGCAAGGTGTCGAAGGCGCTGCGCTCCAAGTTTGCAGCGACCGGCAAGGACGTGGCCGCCGCTGAGGACCAGATCGTTGCAGCGTGGGACCAAACAGAGACGCTGATCACGCCCAAGATCGACGCCGCCCAGCAGACCCTGGACGCGGAGAAGGCCGAGAAGGCGCGCATCGAAGCGGAGCGCGTGACCAAGCACCAGGAACGAATCGCCACGGTTCGCGCGTACTTGACCCGCTGCCAACAACCAGGCATGACTGCTGAGCGCATCGCGCGCGGCATCGCAGCGCTGGAGCCCCTGACATTCGGCCCGGAGTTTGAAGAGTTCCAGGTGCCGGCCGCGAATGCGCAGTGCGAGACCCTGGAAGCCATGCGCCAGCTGCACGCGCAGGTGCTGGGCCGCGAGCAAGAGGCCGCCCGCCAGGAACAGATCCGGCTGGAGAACGAGCGCCAGGCCGAGGCCAACCGCATCGAGCGCGAGCGCATTGAAGCCGAAGCGGCCGAGATCCGCCGTCAGGCCGCGGAACTGGCCGCCGCGCAAGAAGCGCAGCGCCGCGAACAGGTGATGCTGCACGGCGACCCGACTGCGCCGGTGCCGCCTGCCGAAGCAGTTGTCGCGAACTACCGCACGCCCGTGACCGCTGCCGGCTTCGCTTCGATGGGCGAGCGCTTCACAGACCCGGACCCGGACGCGGCGACCAAGCTGCCCACCGACGAAGTGGTGGAGACCATGGATCCGCAGGAAAGCGTGGGCCTGGCCGAAGTCGCGCCGCTGGTCCAGGTGTTCCGCGAAACGGCCGTAGCCACGCTGAAGCTGGGCGACCTTTCCGCCTGGGCCGGCTTCACGCTGACGCGCGCTTTTGTCGAAAGCCTGGGCATCAAGCCCACGGTGGATGGCGCCCGCGTGTTGTTCACTGCGAGCCAGCGCCGCGAACTGAAGACTGCGCTGCTGCGCCACGTGGAAAGCCTGCAGGCATGAGCGAGATCCACGCCTACCGCAGCCGCCGAGGCTTCAAGGCCCGCATCGGCCTGGCCGGCTACGTCACCCTGCTGGGCTCCATGAGCCGGCACCCGACGGACATCAACAGCCTGGCCATGCGCCTGGGCTGGGGCCGCGATACCTGCTACCGCCTGGTGCCGCAGTTCCACAAGCGCGGCCGCCTGCACATCAGCGACTGGCGCATCGCGCCCCGCAAGGTGCCGATCGCGATCTACGCCTACGGGCCAGGCGAAGACGCGCCCGCCCCGACGCTCACGCCTGACGGCCGCCAGCGCTCACCTGTCCGCATCCTTCGCCCCGAAAAAATGAGCCCCGAAGTGATCGCCTTCTGCAACGTGCTGGACGAACTGGAAACCGCCAGCAGCATCAAGGAGATCAAGGCCGCCACCGGCATCCACCACGACACCGCACGCCAGATCTGCGCCGCGCTTCGTCGCGAGAAGCTGGGCTACATCGAACGGTATCTGCCGCGCGATGGCTGCGGCGGCACCTACATGGCCATGTTCAAGCTGGGCCAGCGCAAGGACGCTTCCTACCCGAACCCCAAAGCCTTGCGCCGCAAGACGGTCAAGGCCTGGCAACAGCGCAGCGCTGCAAACCAGCCCATGCGCGACCTGATCGCAGCCCTGCAGCCGCCGGTTGCTCAGGCCGCGTGACCTTCCACCACCACCGCAAAGGAATCCCATGCCACGCCCGATAACCGACACCCTGCGCATCCTTCAAGGCGGCGCATTCCTGGACGAGTGCAGCGACCTGCTGGCCGACGTCGTCAAGTCCGTCGACGAGACCGGCAAGGCCGGCCGCTTGACGATCACCCTGGACATGAAGAAGTCCGGCGGCGCCCTGGCCATCACGGCGAAGGTGACCAACAAGTCGCCGGAGAAGGCGCCCGACGCCGACCTGTTGTGGCCGACCGTCGAAGGCAACCTGTCGATCGACAACCCGGCCCAGCGAAAGCTGGACCTGCGGCCGGTCGATGAGCCCGGCCGCGTGATGCGCAGCGCCGACCCCCAGACCGGCGAGATCCCCGCGCGCGTGATCGCCGGCTAACCCACCACCACCGAGAGAAAACAACATGCAAGACGAAGTAGTCGAGAACATCGCCGCCACCCTGGCGAAGGAACTGCCCAGGCCGCAGATCATCGCGTCCTTCCCGGAACCCGGAGGCAGCGCCGTGCCCGGCCTGATCCATGTGTCCCTGCCCAAGGGCTGGACCATGGCCCAGGTGGACAACGAGAAGATGCTGCAGAACCCGCGGCGCATCGCGGCAGAAGCCAAGATGTCGGACGCCGCCAGTTTCATCGCCTACGTGCGGCGCAACCGCCAGCCGGGCAGTGTGGTCTGGTGCGAGTTCAGCCCGACCAGCTACGCGCTGCAGTTCACGGCCGTGTTCGATGAACACCACGCGATGCCCGGCTGGCGCTCGCACAAGGCGGCCTTCAAGCCCGCACTGTCGGCCGAGTGGGGCACCTGGACCCGCAGCGACAAGCAGAGCAAAAGCCAGGTGAGCTTCGCCGAGTTCCTGGAACAGAACGAGCAAGACATCAGCGCGCTGGAAGGCTTCCCGACCAGCCTGGCGATGATGAAGATGGCCACGGAGTTCGAAGCCCGTCAGGACCAGCGCATCAAGTCCACGATCCGCCTGCAAAGCGGCGGCATCGCGCTGGACTACGTGTCCGACTCCGACGCCGGGACCATCGAACGCATGCAGGTCTTTGACAAGTTCGTCATCGGCATCCCGGTGTTCTGGACCCAGCCGAAGGCCGGCGAGGCCCTGGCCGCGTACCACGTGAAGGCCAGGCTGCGCTATCGCATGGACAAAGGCTCGGTGAACTTCTACTACGAACTGATCCGGCCAGACATGGTGCACCAGCGCGCGGCCCTGGAACTGATCGAAGAGATCCGCGCCGGTATCGGCGAAACCCCGCTGCTTATGGGCGGCATCTGACAACGGCGGCGGCCACGTGCCGCTGCCAGAAAGGACGCGCACATGGGTGCGATCGAGAACCTGAAGCCAGAAGTGCGCGCAGCGCTGCTGTTCGCACTGTGGCACCACCAGGGCGCCAGTAGCCCGGTCGGCCAGCCGATCCGCGCGATGCTGGGCATCGGCGAGTTCGACCACCTGGACCAGGAGCAGCTGACAACGGCGCGCGGCTTGATGCCGCTGACGCTGGTGCGCATGGCCGTGACCGGCTTCTACACAGCGCTGGACCAGCGCCAGCACGGCGGCGATGCCATGCACAAGGCTTTCCGCGAGGTAGAGGCCGCGCTGGGCATGCAGTGGGCGCAGGGCGCCACGCTGAAGCAGGGAGCGCCGGCATGAGCGCCGAGCACGTGCCGACCTGCCAGTGCGGTGTCCGGCCCGCGGCCGAATGCCCGGGCGCCTGGGAGCATGGCTGCGACCTGGGCAGCAACCCGGACCGCGTCAGCGTGGCGCCGCCCGAGCAATCGGCGGCCGTGGACAAGGCGCTGGGCATCGATCGCACCGCCGATGCGATGCTGGTGGCGCGCACCGAGGCGAGCGCCCTGCTGGACTACTGCCGGCAGATGGGCCTGGTGCTGACGATCGAACAGGTGCCGCTGCAGCCACTGGCCATGGGCAACTACGTCAGCCGCGTGAGCGTGCGCAAGGCGCGGGTCGCGGCATGACCGAAGCGCGCATCTTCAACCTGGTGCACGCCGAGGCGCGCCGTCGCGCGGCCGCGTACATCGTTGACGATGCGCCGGCCGGCTGGCGCGTCACGGTCAAGCCCCAGGCGAAGCGCCGGATCCAGGAAGAGCGCTACCACGCGATGTGCGGCGACTTCGCTGCCCAGTGGCCTTTCGCGGGCAAGCACTGGCACAAGGACGACATGAAGCGGCTGCTGGTCGACGCCTTCGCGGAAGCGATGCGCCAGGCCGGCACGCCGCTGCACCACGACGGCCGCGTCGTGCCCAGCATCGACGGCCTGCGCGTCGTGCAACTGGGCATCCAGACCAGTGACTTCTACGTCAGCGAGGCTTCGCAGTTCATCGAGTACCTGTTCGCCTTCGGTGCCGACATCGGCATCAAGTGGTCGGACGAAGCCAAAGCGCCGCGGACGGTGCCGGCATGAACCGCTGCGAAGCCTGCGGCCGCCGCCTGGTCAGCGAGGAAAGCCAGCGCCTGGGCTTTGGCCCGGTGTGCGTTGAGCGCCAGCGCGCCCGCGGCTTCGTCTTCGGCGGCAAGGCCAGACCCAGCGCGCTTGTGCGGCCGGCGACCCGCTGGAAGCGCCGCAAGCCAGCGCCTGGCCAGCTGCCCCTGCCGGGACTTGATCCATGAAGCGCATCAACAGCGCCGACCGCCGCGAATTGCGGGTGAACCTGTGCAACCGCTACGGCGGCCGCTGCAGCTACTGCAACACGTCGGCAGGGCTGCGCTCTGGCACGGTCGACCACTACCTGCCCGAGGCGCTGGGCGGCGGCAACGAGCGAGCGAATCTGCGCTGGTCTTGCTTGGCCTGCAACCATGCGAAGGACTGCATGCACCCGAACGAGTGGGAGCGCGTGCGCCCCACCTTGCGGCCCTGGGTCGAAACGCCGGCGGATGCCAAGGTGCGGATCCTGCAGCACATCGCCAGGCTGGCGCGCGGTGTGTCGGCGTGACCTGGACCACCTTCAAGCCCAAGGGCTACGCACCGAGGCCGGCAAAGCAGCTGGACGGCTACACGCCGCGGCCGCGCGCGCCGGCGCTCCTGACCATGGCCGGCCCTGGTCTGCTGATGGCGATGGTGAAGCCGGCCCCGAAGTTTTCCTATGTGCGCGATGAGCGACTGCGCGCTATGTGCCGCGCCATGGCCTGCCAGCACTGTTTCGGCGCCACCTGCGGCAACCAGGGCGTGACGTGGGCCCACAGCAACCAGGCCCGCCACGGAAAAGGCAAGTCCATCAAGGCATCGGACCAGTTCGTCGCGGCCATGGGCACCGCCTGCCACGCGGAACTGGACCAGGGCAAGACACACACCCAGGCGCAGAAGGTCGCGATCTGGGAACGGGCCCACGCGCGCACCGTCGCGCTGGCGCTGCAGCTGGGAGCCTGGCCGGCCGGCGTGCAGGTGCCGGGGATTGAACTAGGGGCCATCAATGCCGGTGAAACCTGAGAACGCGGCCCGCTACCCGAAGGACTGGCCAGCCATCAGCCGCGACGCGAAAGAGCGCGCCGGCTGGCGCTGCGTGCACACAGACGAGCACAGCAACCGCTGCCGCGCGAGCCAGTACGCCGTCGGTTTCTGGCGCATGGGCGTGTTCCTGCCGAGCGCGGAGGCTGGCGCGACCTTCAAGGAATCCCGCCAGCATGCGGCCGAGCTCTATCACTCCCTGGGCGAGGAAGGCGACCGGCCCACCGTCATCGTGCTGACCACCGCCCACCTGGACCACCAACCGGAGAACTGCGCGCTGGCGAACCTCGCGCCCATGTGCCAAAGACATCACCTGGCATACGACCACCACCACCACCGAGCGAACGCCCAGGCCACGCGCCGCGCGAAGGCCGGCACGCTGGAGCTATTCGAATGAGCGCGGCGCCTAACTTTCTTATCTATGGCGCACCTTAACGCTTGACGGCTTGTTATCTTTGGCGTACATTCTTGGTGTGGGTTGAGCGCTTCGCGAAACCCGGCAACAAGGAGAGCGCCATGCAAGTCGAGTCCAGTCTTCAAGTGGTCAAGGGCCAGTGCATCGTCTATACGGGCGATATGTGCAACGCCAGCGGCCGCGGCGCCATTGTGGCCGTGGTGCCGCAAGTGGCACGCCCGGGCGGCCTGGTCGGCCAGATGTTTTCGATGGACTGGAAGGCCGGCAAGATGGTGCCGGTTGACTCCAGCTTCACGTTCGACGTGGCGCTGGAAGACGGTCGGCTGATCCGCGGCATGTACGTCAGCAGCATCGGCGAAAGCGGCGGCTGCCGGTTCCGTCTGGTCGAAGGCATGGTCAGCGAAGAAGAGATTGCCGGGCTGCTGGCCGGTGTGGCCCTGAAGAAGGCCAGCGACGAAGCGGCCGAAAAGGCCAAGAACGAAGCGTTCGCTGCTGCGAAGGCGGTGGCCCTGGAGGCCGGCCTGAAGCTGGGCCTGATCCCCGAAGACAAGTTCCGCGAGATGGGCAAGCGGGGCAGCGCCGCGGCCAGCAACATGCGCGCCGAACTGAAGGCGGCCGGCATCAAGGCCCGGGTCAAGCAGGACGGCTACAGCGCGATCAACGTCTACGTGGCCAAGGCCGAAGAGAAGGAAGCCGCCAGCGCGATCGCGGACAAGTACGAAGACGGCTACTTCGACGGCATGCAGGACATGCACGTTTCGGTGCCCAACCCCTGGGGCAGCGCCTTCGGCCAGGTCGACTATGTCTTCTGCTACGTGGAGCGCGAATGAAAGACTACCTGCTGTCTGTGTTCCTTCCCCTGCCGGCCGGTCACACCTTCGTGCTGGTCTGCCGGGTCAAGGTGGAACAGTCGCTGGCCTGGGTGAAGGCCCACGCCGACGAGATCGCCACGCGGGCGGTGGCCGATGACAAGGTCGCCCAGAAGATCAACGCGGGCGCTTATGTCGCCCTGAGCGTGGAAGCCGCGCCGGCCTGAAGTCACAAGTTTTCCTTGCGCCTTCCGCGTCTTTGGCGTACATTATCTATATGCCGGGGCGGTCCTGGCGGGAGATGAAGATGGCGGCAAAGGTGGTGATGCTGGTCAGCCCCGAAGGGGAACTTATGGGCTGGCGCCGCGAGGTTCCCCGCAGCCTCAAGGCTGCATGGCGCGAGGCCGTGAGCGAAGCACTCAAGGCCGGCGCCGAAGTCTGGGAGTGCGCATCGCGCAAGCGCGTGATCCCGTGGGACGGCCGGATGTCGGCACTCAAGCTGCGGTGAGCAGCGTCCAGCCCTGCGGCTGGCCAGTGTTCACGAAAGGAGAACGGAATGGGCTGGACTGTTTTGAACAAGGCACCCGCTGAAGGCTGGAAATCCTTCCTGGATGCGAACTACGCAAGCGCCGAAACGAAGGTGCTGCGGTCGCAGATCGTTGGCGGCGTCTACTACGCGGCGGTCAAGTGCGCCAGCGGTTCGGTCGTCGCGATCGTCACGCTGATCGAGGGCGGCGGCTGGAAGACGATGGACGAGAGCATGGGCCCGTACTACTACGACTGCCCGGCTTCGGTGCTGTCGCTGCTGACGCCGACGAAGTACGAATCGGCCCTGAAGTGGCGTGCGAAGTGCGGCATGGTCGACATCGCGCAGCAGCTGGAGCTTTGCTGATGCCGGCCGACATGGGCCAGGCCCGGCTTGACGCGCTGCGCCAGTCCTTTGAGCGCCTGGTCGGCGATCGCGATTCCTACGGCCTGAAGCGCTCGCGCCGCGGCACCTACGTGAACCCGGCGATCGCGCGAGACTGGAAGTGGTTTCAACTTGGCGCAGCTGCGCAGAAAGGATTCCCGTGAGCACAACCGAACTGGTCCCCAGCGTCAGCATTGCCAACATGGTCAACCAGCGCGCGGCCGTCATGGCGCGCCTGGAGCAGGCCGCCGACCTGATCCGCGAAGCGCACGGCATCGCCGTCGAAGCGCACCTGGGCATGCCCCGCCTGACGGTGGCCACCGGCTTGTCCCGCGGATCCAGCGAACGCAGCATCGCCGGCGCCCGGCTGAAAGCCCCGAGCCGCGACGGCAGCACCTATGAACAGGATGAGTCCGACCGCGGCGAAGTGGCGAAGATGTTCCGCCTGGGCGTCGATGCGTCGGCCTGGCAGTACCTGATGCACGAATCCGGCCTGCGGTCGCTCATGGACCAGAAGGCCCGCGAGACCTGGGACAAGGCCATCATGGACGGTGACATTCCAGAGCTCACCGATGCCAACATCCGCAGCACCTTCAAGATGCTGCACGACGGCCGCGGCGATATGTTCGAACGCGGCGTGATCGCGTGCTTCAAGTCTCTGGCCTGGTGCTACAAAACCAACCTGCCGCAGAAGTTCGGCAAGCGCATCGTGGTCAATTACCTGACCAGCGGCTGGAGCAGCGGCAAGACCGACCACATGGACGACCTGATGCGGGTCCTGAGCGTGCTGGACGGCAAGCCGGAGCCCGACTACCGCGGCGGGATCTATGCGCTGCTGCGCCAGGGCGGTCTGAGCGGCTGGCCCAGCAAGGCCGGCCAGGTGGAGAACGCCTACATGGTGATCAAGACCTTCAAGAACGGCAACGGCCACGTGACCTTCAAGCGCCTGGACCTGGTCGACAAGATGAACCTGATCATCGCGAAGCACTACCCCGGAGCGCTGCCGGCTCCGAAATAGTCGCAAGTTTTCCTTGTGTTCCGGCCGTCTTTGGCGTACATTATTTATGTGCGCCGCGACGGTCGCGGTAAGGGGAACGAGATGGCAAAGCAGGAATGGCGGATGGCCCAGCGGGTCAAGCCCGTCGGCGTGGCCGGCATCGAAGCGATCATCAAGATCGCCGAAGAGGGTTTCGGCAAGGTCAACGAAGTCGCGGTCGACAGCTTCAGCGCCAGCGCCGTGAAGGCGGTGTGGGCCGGCCTGAACGAGGCCAACAAGGCGAAGCTGGCGGCCCTGCCGGTGGTGCGGGTCTGTGAGATCAGCCTGAAGCTGTGCCGGGTGGCAGCATGAAGTATTCGAAGAGAAGGCCCAGAAGATCATCGCCTGGGTCATGGCCGAGTTCGGCGCGAAGGCCGACCACAGTGACTTCGAATTCAACGCGCTGCAGTTGCTGGAGCGGGAGCGGGCGCAACCCACGCGGTTCGCGATCCTGACGGCCCTGGTCGGCGTTTACGACAAGGCCTTCGAAGAGCGCGTGAAGCGTGAGGCGATGGTGAACGAGTGGGTCGGCCAGGCCGGCCAACGCCGCGACTTCGAAGCGGTGTTCTCCGGCTGCCACAGCTTCGATACGGACTATGGCTGGATGTGCATCGCCAGGTTCTACACGCCCGAAGGCCTGCTGGTCTACAAGGGCGCGACGGTCTGGTGGGAAGCGAAGGAAGGCGACACGGTCAAGTTCAAGGCCTCGATCAAGGCGCACGCCGACTGGAAGGGCCAGAAGCAAACGCTAATCCTTCGCGCGAAGCAACTGGGCGCGGCGATCGCGGCGCCGGCGGCTGAAGAAAACGCTTGCGCCTAACGCATCATTGGCGTACATTAATGGTGTGGGTTGGAGATGTCC